GAGGACGTGCTGGGCCTGCCGCTCTCCGAGCGCAAGCGCCTCCAAGCGGAGGCCATCGCCAACGACGACCGCCAGTGGGCCGTGGAGCTCGACGAGCAGAACCGCGCCCGCAGCGGCAACGAGACGTCCGGCTCGCCGATCAACACGCTGCTGCCGAACGGCAACGGCGGCGTCTTGAAGCCGACCCGGACTGCCACGCAGACGCCCGGCCTGACCGACAAGCCGAACGCTGTGGTTGAGCATCGCGGCTCGGATGGCAGCGTCACGCGCTACTTCTATGACGATCAGGGCAAAGTCATCATGCGCCTTGACAACAGCGACCACGGACAGCCGAAGCTCTACCCCTTCGGCAACGGCGGCGCGCACTACAACCGCGCCATCTACGACAAGCGCGGCCAGTTCAAGGAGTGGAGCGAGCACCGCTGCATCACCGCGAAGATGCGCAGGCTGTGCAAGGACATCATCACCGACAAGAATTGACCCATGTACCAGCGTACAAGGGGATTTCGGGAGCGCCTGTTTTCGTGACCGGCGCTCCTTGCTTTTGAACGAAATCCCCACTTTTCGTATATCCGTACATGCACGAAATTACAGATTCCCGTGAAAATTGTAGAACAGGTTACACAGCGCCGTGTCACCAGAAATACAATAATCCGCGCAATCTGTAAACGGCGTAGCAGATTATTGATTATAAACGTGCGCTGAAACATTTATTTCGGGAGGAATTACCGTGAACAGATTGGAGAGATTGGCCGACATCGCGCTGGGCGTTCTCCTCGCTGCGGAGATTGTGGCGCTCGTGGTGCTTGGACGGTTCCTCTACACGCTCGCGGTTTTCCTGAAAGACTTCATCCAGAAGCTGTGACATTCAAGGTAAATCGAGGCCACCCGCCAACGACGGACGGCCTCTTTTTATATTCCTCTGCTGCGTCCTCTGACGCGGCGAATGCGACTGCGTGAAAGGAGGCAGGCATGGTGAAAGCGATCACCGTCACTCACTATGCGGAAAAGGAGGTGAGACACAAATGAGCGATTTGAAGAAATCCATCGAGATCACGGACGCCAAGATCAAGTTCGTATCGCTGGTCGATAAGGCCGCGAACAAGAAGGCGTTCCTGCTGACCAAGCAGGAAGCGGACGGCTCTCAGGGCTTCCAGACCAACGGACGCATCATCAAGGTGGACGGCGACAGCCACTATGTGACTGGCGTTGTATACGAACCGATGGTAGCGGACGCCCACGACAACTTCATGACCGAAGCGGAGATCGAGAAAGCTGCGCACTGGTTCATGAAGAACGGCGACAAGATCGACATCCAGCATTCCTTCGAGGAAGCGGAAGGTCTGACGGTCGTCGAGAGTTCTGTCACGAAGGCCGATCAGGAGATCGACGGACAGGCCATCAAGAAGGGCACTTGGCTGATGACTGTTGAGGTCGCCAACGATACCGTCTGGGAGGCTATCGAGAAGGGCGAAATCACCGGCCTGTCTATGGGCGGCGTCGGCAACTACGCCACGAAGGACGTGGAGCTGGAAAAGGCCGCTGCGCCCGCTGCCGCCACCGATGACGTGCCCGACAAGCTGAACCTCTTGGAGCGTCTGGCAAAGGCCCTCGGTATCGAGAGCGCGGTCGTCAAGGGCGAGATGCGCGACAAGTACGAGAAGCGCGTGCGCTCCGAGAAGTTCTGGATTGCGTTCAGCACGTTGGAGAACGTGCTGCGCCGTTGGGATTACTGGACGGATGAACCCGCCTACGAAACCGACGAGGCAAAGGTGCGCGAAGCCCTTGAGGAGTTCAACGAGATCATCGTCGAGATTCTTGAGGACAACACCAGCACCATCACGAAGGAGCTTCACGACGCCCACCCCGCCGAAGCGACAGCAGACGGCGCGGAGGCTGTGGAGAAGGCCGGACGCAAGATGTCGCGGGCCAACTGCCAGAAACTGAACGGCATCGCCCAGCAGCTCATCGAGTTCGCAAAGGAATTCGACGACGACGAACCTGACGCGGCGCAGGAGGACGAGCAGGACGACGATGCAACCACTACCGACGAAAAGGAGGAACCCGAAGTGAACAAGGAAGACATCCAGAAGATGGTCGAGGAAGCGGTTCAGAAGGCCATGCAGCCCACCGAGACCTCTACCGAGCCGGTCGAGAAGGCCGAGGAACTGAACGCTGAGGCCGTTCAGAAGATGATTGATGCTGCCATCGAGAAGGCCATGCAGCCCGCCGAGCAGCAGGTCGAGAAGGCCGAGCAGACTTCCGAACAGGCCGAGGCGCTGACCGCCGATGCCGTGCAGAAGATGGTCGAGGAGGGAATCTCCAAAGCCTTCAAGCAGCGCGGTCTGGCGACCAGCATGGACGACGGCTCCACCGGCAACGTGGAGAAGTCCGAACCCCAGCACTACCTGCACGGCATCCTGTGAGGCCGCGCAAACCGACGATATACATCATGAATGGAGGGAAAGACCATGACCACCAACAATCAGGTGATTAACAAGGCCGGTACGACCACTACCGCCACTCTGGCCGCTGGCGGCGCTCTGAACCCCGAGCAGGCCAAGCAGTTCATCCAGCAGACCTTCGAGAAGACCGCGCTGGGTAACATCATCCGTCACGTCCAGCGCGTTGCCCGCGCTGGCGAGATCGACAAGATCGGCATTGACCGTCGCATCCTGCGCGGGAAGGTCGAGAACGTCGATGACGGCTATCGCGCGCAGCCCAAGCACGGGAAGCTGGAATACAGCACCACCGCCGTGCGCCTGCCGTGGGAGATCACCGAGGAGGCCCTGCGCGAGAACATCGAGGGCCAGAACTACGAGAACATCGTCACCAACCTGATGACGACCCAGCTCGGCATCGATCGTGAAGACCTGATGCTGAACGGCGACACCTCCACCCTGTCCAGCGACCCCGACTACGACTTCCTCAAGGTCAACGATGGCTGGATTAAGCAGATCAAGGCCTCCGGCCACACCGTCAACCGCGCCTCCATAAACAGCGGCGCGATGTCCGACGATGTGTTCTACAACCTGCTGCTGAATCTGCCTGACAAGTATCAGGACAACTCCCTGCGCTGGCTGATGGCTCCGTCCCGCAAGACCAAGTGGGAGAAGTTCCTCGTGGAGCAGGCCCGCACCTCCGGCGGCGCTGTCACCGACGGCATGATCAACAATCCCGCCGGTCACGGCATCGTTGCCGTTCCGAACTTCCCCGCCGACGCGATTCTGCTGGTCAATCCCCAGAACCTGATCTGCGTGGACACCTACAACGTCATCATCCGCAAGACCACCGAAGGCATGACCGCCGTCATGCAGGACAAGCGCTTCTACGTCGTCCACTTCGACTTCGACCCCATCGTCGAGGAGTTCGACGCGACCGCGCTGGCCTACGGTCTGGCCTGATGACCGGGCAAGGAGCCGCATCGTGATGAAGCGGCTCCTCAATTTCTGAAAGGAGGGCGAGCTTTGATTACCCTGAAACTGACGCATGGCTTGAGCCATGACAACGGTTACGTCAGTGCGACCCAGAGGCACCCCTACGTCACCGTTGAGGACGAGGCGATTGCCAAGTTCTGCATCGACAGCGGTTTCTTCGCCCGTGTGGACGGCGAGAGCGCCGCACCTGCGGCCCCTGCCGCGCCCAATGACGAACAGCCGACCGTCCCGGCACCCGCCGTCACCGGCGGCGAGAGCGCCGCACCTGCGGCCCCTGCCGACGATACGGACGAGCTGGAATCCATGACGGTCTCCGAGCTGAAAGCCTACGCGGAAACGGTAGGCATCGAGCTCGGCAAGGCCACCAAGAAGGCTGACATCATCGCCATCATCCGCGAGGAAGAAGCCAAAGCCTGACAAACCATCATAGAAGGAGGAACATCCAATGAAGCCTAATCCGTGGAATCTCGGCGCTTGCGGCGTCGAGCAGATGATCTTCGCCGGTTCCGTGAAGTACAACGACACCGGTATTGCCGACGGCATCAAGGTCTGTGACCTGCCCGACAACATCATCGTGACGAAGGCCGTCGCCGTCGTGACCACCGCCTTCAACGCTGGCACCACGAACGTCCTGACTGTCGGCACCAACGACGATGCTGACAACCTTCTGGGCTCCGGCGACATCACCGAGGGCACCGCTGCGGCCTACGCTGGCAGCAATAAGTTCGTGAAGCTCGGCACCGGCGGCAAGGTCAACGCGAAGTACACCCAGACCGGCACTGACGCCACCGCTGGCGCTGCGGACATCTACCTGTTCGTGGTGCGCATCCCGGCGTAAGGCAAGAACGGAGGGAACGGTATGGCTGTAAATCGTCCGTGGGTCACGCCAGCGGATGTCAAGGCCTACAGCGACTACGAGGATGTGCAGCAGCGCAGCGATGTGAAGCTGGCGGTTGACATCACCCGCGCCGAGCAGGTCGTGATTTCGTACACGCACAATAAGTTCGACGACGAGGAGTTGACGGAGATACCCGCCAACGTCAAGACGGCGGTCATTCTGCTGGCCGAGCGGTTCGCGCACACCGCATTCAAGGTGACGCGCGCCTACACGAGCGAGACCTTCGACGATTACAGCTATACCGCCAACAACACAGAGGTATCGCTCGCAGAGCTTGGCATCGCCTCGCTGCTGGATGAATACGTCATCGCGAAGGCAGACGGCAAGCTGTTCATGCGTCTGCGGAAGCTGTAAGGGAGGCGGCGCTCATGGCGTTTGAGGACTTCTTCAACCACAAGTGCAGCCTGTTTCACGTAGTCAAGACAGGCAAGACGCCGGGATACGGCCTACCGGCAAGCCCGTCGTTTGACTACCCGGCACAGCCTGACGAGGTGGACGTCCCGTGCCACTTCAATCAGGGCGGCAGCGGCGGCACCGTCAACACGCTCGTCCAGAAACTGCCGGAACATGCTTATGAAGACCGCATCAAACTACAGCTTCCCATTGGCACCGACGTGCGCGTCAATGACAAGGTTCTCGACCAGAGAACCGGGCTTTTCTACTACGCTGAATTGCCGAGAACTGTTGCGAAGAACCATCACATCTATGTGTGGGTGAAGCGGGAAGAAACGGAAGTGGGGCTGTAATGGCTGAGATCAGCATTGACATGTCCGAATACGAAGCCTTTTTTGCACGAATGAAGAAGGCAGGCAGCGGAGACTTCAAGAAGGAGATCGGTCTTTTCTTTGAAGGTCTCGGCATGGAGTTCCTGCGCGTGCTGCAGGACGAGATCATCTCCGCTGGTGCGGTAGATACTCGACTGATGCTGGCGAGTTTCAGCAAAGGCGGCGGCAACAATGTATGGGAGGTCTCCAACGGCGGCTTGACGCTGACCGTAGGCTCTACGCTTGACTACGCCCAATGGGTGAACGACGGCCACTGGGCCAATCCGGGAGGCGTCCAAGTCCGTTTCGTGCCCGGCTCATGGTCGGGCGACCGCTTCATCTACTCTCCCGGCGCGAAGGGTGGCATGATTCTCCGACAACAGTGGGTTGAAGGCTACCACTTCTGGGAGGCGGGGCTTCGCATCATCGAAGATATGATTCCGAAGCTCCTTGAGGCGAAGCTGCAGCAGTGGCTCGACAAGTATTTCAGCGGATTTTAACCATCACAACGGGAGGCGATGCCGATGCACGGACTTGAGCAGGAGGTCGCCAGCGCGGCGCATTTCATCATTTCCGCGCTCGACGGCGTGTCTCCGTACTACTGGGAAATGCCAGCGGACTTCATGGTTCCCGCCGTATTCTTTCCGACGCCGGAGATCGAAACGGCTGGCGATTCGCTGGACACCTACGAGATGGCTTTCACATGGCATGTGAAGCTGTTTCACAAGACCGACGGCGAGGCGCAGAACCTCGCGCAGACCGCGCTTGTTGCCATCAAGAACGCGCGGAATTGTCTGCCGCTCTACAACGAGGACGGCAGCGCGGTCGGCAAACGCTTTAGAGTGCTCGACCCGTCCATCAAACGGGTTGATCGCGGCGCGTGGCAATTAGAGCTGCGCTGGCACAGCCCGCGCTACTTTGACGTGGATGAAAAGACAAAGGCCGCGAAGCTGAAATTCAGCGTCAATGGCTTGGGCGACATCATCCCTTCAAAGGAGCATCTGGAACACGATGTATCGATGGCGGTAGAGATCAGCCGCACGGGCTACGAATACACGCCGTCGGGCACGCTTCCAGAGATGGAAGTCAAGAGCGAATAAGCGAAAGGAGGATTGTGGCATGAAGAAGGCGCAGCCGCCTGTTGAGGCGGCAACCGAGAAGACGGAACAGGTCGGCAAGCAGGCAGAGAAGCCCGCAGAGCCGACCTTTTCTGTTGAGCAACTGCGCCCGTCGGCAAGGAATCTGTTCGGCATTTCGCAGAGCACCTACGACGGCGCTACCGATGGCCTGACGGGAGAGTTCACCGTTGCGGCCATGCGGGAACACATCGAAAAATGGTTGAAGGAGGAATACTAATATGGCTGGTGGAACTTTCACCCTCTCCGGCAAGAAGGTGCGTCCCGGCACCTACATCAACGTCAAGTCCGGCAAGGCCAGCTCCGTCGCCGTCAATCTGGAAGGCGCTGTCGTCCTCCCGCTGATCGGCGCGAAGTACGGCCCGGCGAAGGAGTTCATCGAGATCGACGCTTCCTCGCCCGACGCGAACATCAAGAAGCTGGGCTTCTCCGTGTACGACGACGACCCCATGATGCTGCTCATTCGTGAGACGCTCAAGGGCTGCGGCAAGGTCTACGTGTTCATCCCCACGGGCGGCACGAAGGCCACCGCGACCATCGACAGCAAGCTGGTGTGCACCGCGAAGTACGGCGGTACGCTCGGCAACAAGCTCAAGGTGGCTATCGTCGCCAACGCTGATCTTGGCACTGGCTACTTCAACGTGAACGTCTATCTGGACAATGTTCTCGTTGAGACCCACAGCGGCGCGCAGAAGATCGGCGACCTGTCCGGCGTGAGCGACTACATCGACTTCACCCCTGCGACCGGCTCCACCGCCGCGACCGCGCTGACCGCCGACGCTGGCACGTCTCTGGCAAGCGGCACCGACGGCTCTCTGGTGAACGCCGATTTCACCTCGATGCTGGATGCCAGCGAGACGCTGGACTTCAACGTGTTCGCGTTCCCCTACAGCGCGACCACCTATTCCGCGCTGGTCACTGCCATCCGCAGCAAGGTGCGCTACTTCAACGAGGACGCTGGCAAGGATGTGTTCGCCGTTCTGTCCGGTTCTGCCGCCGACTACGAGCGCATCATCAACGTGACCAACGGTGTCATCCTGAACGACGGCACCCAGATCACCGCCGAGCAGGCCGTGGCCTTCGTCGCGGGCGCGACGGCTGGTGCGAGCTACACCGAGAGCAACACCTACCGCCAGTACCCCGACGCCGCGAGCGTCCTGAACCCCAAGACGCACGATCAGGCCGTCGCCGCCATCAACAACGGCGAGATGTTCTTCTCCTACGACGACAGCTACCATGTCGTGATCGAGTACGACATCAACAGCCTCGTCACCTTCACTTCGGAGAAGACCGAGGACTACCGCAAGATGCGCGTCCAGCGCACTCTCGACGCCTACAAGAAGCTGATTCGGGCCAACTTCCCGCCCAACAAGTTCGACAACGATTCGGACGGCTGGGACGTCATGGAAGGCATCGGTCGCGGCATCCACGCCGACCTGCAGGAGGAAGGCGCGATTCACGACTACAACCCGGAGACGGACTTCCTTGTAGACCGCAGCCGCAGCGAGGGCGACCAGACCTACTTCAACGTGGCCCTGCGCCCGACCGACAGCGCCGAGAAGCTGTATTTCTCCGTCACCACCCTGTAACAAGGGAAGCCTCCGACTTCGCGCCGGAGGCTTTATCTTTTGACTATCCGAGAGGAGGAAACCGAATATGGCAGTGAATAAGCGCAGGGTTTCGTTGCGCGAAGGCTCTCTGTTCCTGAACGGCACCAAGATTCTTGACGCCGTGAAGTGCGAGGCCGTCTACACCCCCGAAGTCGCCGAGAGCCGTGGCCTCAAGGAGAAGGGCCTGTCCCGTCGCTGGATTGGTCACGACATCACCGGCACCATCACCGAGTACCGCACCACGCCGTGGGTGCACGACGCCATCAAGGGCTACATCAAGTCCGGCGTCACCCCGGAGTTCACCCTGCAGGGCATTCAGGACGACAAGAACTCCGACTACTACGACAAGAACGGCAAGATCAAGGTCACGCTCAAGGGCGTTGTCCTGACCGGCGACCTGTCCCTGCTGAATCTGGACGCCGAAGGCGAACTGCTGCAGGACGAGATCGAGTTCGGCGCGCACGACATGGTGTAATCCATCCGGCGCACCGCAAAGGGAGGCGCGTCGCGCGGCGCGTCTCCCATGTTTCCTAATAACACCATGAGACATCCAAAGATTGAAAGGAGTAGGCGAACTATGGCAAGCGTACCCAGCATCAAGGCGTTTATGCGCGCGGAACTGAAAGAGGAAACCATCGTTACCATTCCGGGCATCAAGACCTTCTCTGACGAGAACGGCAAGCCCATTGACATGAAGATTCGTGTCATCACCACGGGCGATCTTGCGAAAATACGCAAGGCCTGTCACGTCCGCAAGATCGCAAAGGACGCGAAGGGTAAGCCCATTTTCCAGAACGGCACCATCCAGTACGACGACCAGTATGACGGCAACGCCATGAATGACCAGATGATCGCGCAGAGCCTCGTTTTCCCTGACCTGCACGACAAGGAGCTGCTGGACTTCTATGGCTGCGCCGACGCCGTGGAGCTGGTTCACAAGCTGTTTGCGAAGCTGGACGACTACACCTACATCACCGAGAAGATTCAGGAGGTCTCCGGCATTTCCAGCGACGGCGATGAGGTCATTGAAGAAGCAAAAAACTGATGGATGAGGACGGTGAGTTCTTTTCCATGTGGGCGCACATTCTGTGGCAGAGGCGCGGCTTGAGGATGGAGGAATTCTTCGCCATGTCAGAGAGCTGTCAACTGGTATACATCGCCAGTGAAGTCCTCGCGGCCACCCAGCCGCAGAATATGACCGATGTGCTCGTCAACTCACTGTCCAAAATCCGCGTGAAGAAGCATTAACCAACGGGCTGTTTCGGAGACGGAACAGCCCTTCATTTTTGCAGAAGGGAGCGATGCGCTGTGGCAACCTTGACCGCCATCTTCAACGCTCAGGACAACTTGAGCAAGGCTATGGCAAATGCCGGAAACGCTGGTAGCAAAACCTCCGGCATCATGCAGAAGCTCGGCAAGATCGGCTCTGTCGCCATGAAGGGTATCGTCACGGCGGTTACTGCTGCCGGTACTGCGCTGCTGGCGCTCGGCAAGAAAGCAGTCAGCGTCGGCATGAACTTCGAGACTTCCATGTCGCAGGTCATGGCAACGATGG